TCTTATTATCTCTATCTACAAACATGATCGTATCCTGAGCCTGAGCAACGGCTGTAGCGCCATAGTTCTCAGGTAGGTATCCGGGGCATACAAAGCTTACCTCGACCGCCTGCGAGACATTAGCGCCCTGCTGACCTATCAATAGGTACAGACGCTTCTTGTCAAAGAAGTATAGCTGAGATGACATTAGCAAGGGGTTAACAAGCTTGGCAGTAGAATAGAATGTTATTGGAGATATAGACGCATTAAGTGGCGTAATATCTGTATCTGTTCCTGTTCCCATCATCTTAAACTGTGAGCTATTTTTAGCTACAACAAATAAGAAGTCTTGGAATGGGGTTAATGATTCTATTTCTGAGTAGGTGTTAGAGGATGCCCGAAGATCAATGGGGTCAGTAGCAGTAATACCACTAGCCGGATCAGTAATCCATAGGTCTGTATAACCACCCAATTTAGATGAAAATACAACATCCTTAGCAGCAAAGTATAAGCGATCCTTATACAAAGTCATTGCTTCAAGCTCAACCTGTACGGCATTGCCTTCATCATCTAGGAAGACTGAAGGACCGGGGTTAGACTCTAGATCACCTGTTGTTCTAACTGCCCAGTTCATTGGCTTCATAGTCCAACTCTTATTCTGATTCTCATTTAATTTGAATACAAGAACTTGAGGCATTCTGTTAGCGTCAATTACTGAGCATTTGTCTGGGGTTCTAATCTTTTGTAGATATGGCCCACCAGAGCCACTAATAGTAGCTGTGTTTGGAGCGGCTGTCCAGTCTGCAGTAGCCACATAAGTTGAATCAGCTTCTGAGAATGAGATAACTCTATAGTAACCAGCAGTTACAGTAAGGTAAGTATTCTTAAAATAATAGATCTTACCTCTACCATCTGGAAGCTTACGGTCGCCAATGTACACATTATTAAACGGTGTGTCTTTATCATATAGCACCTTAAGCATTTGTCTGGCTGTGGTATCGTCTGCTGTGGTGTTGCCATCTAGCAAGTACAGCGAGTTTAAGTCAAACCAGTCACTACTCTTTGGTGGTAGCTGCATATCAGCAAAAGAATTTAAGGATTGACCTAAGAAATCATATTGCCTTTCATAATACTTGTAATCTGAAACTTCAATATTAGCTTTGCTGTTTGCGTTTTGGTCTGTCATTGGCTTGAAGCCAAGGAAAATATTATCAACTGCATTGTTAAACACAGCGTCTACTCTGGAAGCTGAGTAATATGTCACAGGTCTACCTGCAATATCAACTGTAGCTGTCTTAGTGCCAGTTAAATCATAAGTAAACCCGTCTTCGTCTGATGTAAAACCAGCTTTGACCAGTTTATTTAATATAATTAACTGTGTACCTAAGGCTGTAATCTGTAAAACATTATCTGGTTCATTAGTAGAAACATCAGAACCAAAAGTAATATAAGCTCTAGTGGCTAGTTTAACGCAGCCTTCACTTAAAGCAGCCTGATAGGTAATTCCCTGTAGTACTCTATAGTCTTCAACCTTCTGAGAAGCAGCGTTACCGCTTGTATAGGTTGTTGGAATAGCAGGATCTTCTGGATCCCATTGAGGTAATGGAGTGATATCCTGCCAGCTGTTGTCTGGATTAACCTTTAATACATAGAATAAAGGCTCTGTATTACCAGAAGCGGTATAGTCAATGCCCAATAGGAAGGTATTATCAGAGTTAATTACAAACCAGTAAAACCAAACCTTGTGTGAAGAAGGGATTGAGTTAAACCGGGAAATATCAATACGGGAAGTATCGTTAGTAAAAGAATACGATGTCTTTGCATCATATCCAGTTGGCTTCATAAGGCTAAAGCCACCGCGCTTTTCAAAAGATTTCTCTAAACTAAGCAGAACATTGTCTAGATTCTCTGCTTCGGATGGTAATCTCTTATTAGGAGCTTGTCTACCTACCCCTCCGCTAAGCGAAAATACAGGTAATCGGGTTGAAATAAGAGAACCCTGTGGTCCTTTTTTTCTAATTGGGGGCATTTAAACCTCCTTTAAATGGTTCTCCAGAAACGGAATCTAGATGGGTCAGATGAGAATGGTACGCGGTTAACGGCTGCTCTAGTAGCTATATCGCCAGTTAAGAAGATGTTTCTCTTCTTGTCATTAATATCAGCCGCTCTCTGCTTAGCGTTAAATAACTGTTCCTGAAAAGCTAAGAACGCATCAGTAGCTTCGTCACCTTGGGTTACGACCTGATAGTGACGCATAGCCGTGGTCATAACAGCCCGTTGTACAGGCGTGTCTAGATTTTCCCACCGGATTTTCTGAATGATTTCCCAATAATAGTCTTTATCTTTTGGAAAGATATCAGTATCATCAGTCACATTCCACATACGGGGTGGTGAAGAATTAAGTAACCGGGTATAAATAGGTTGATTATCTTTGTTAAAGTGAACAGACTTTAATTCAATAGAGATAATACCTTCTTCATCGGCATCTGGCATAGGTAAAATAATCTTGCTAGATACATTAGGGTTAATCTTTCTTACATATTTGTTATTAACTAAACCTCTTAACTGATAATCAAGGTTAGTGTTTTCAAGAATAGTCAAAGCAATTTCAGTATCAATACCAGACTCGTTATCCAAGTCGGCTACTAGGGATTCACCAGCAGCCAAAAGCATGTTATTAACGGCCTGTAATTTAGTAATCATTCCCATAATAGCCTCCTTTAGTTGGAAAAGAAAACACGGTAGTCCCACTTAAGGGACTACCGCGTAGATAATTAGATCACCCCCTCTCAAGATTGTAAAACAAACAACAAGTGTTTCCTCCTTTCTTGATAGGGATTGATAGGTTAATTAAAATTAGCCAGTAACAACATACTCTGCAGTCATAGCAAGACCTGTTCTTAGAAGCGCTCTTGTATTTGTGTTAGTTTCACCACAAATAACTGCAGCAAGTTCTGGACGAAGTACGCCAGTACCCTTGAACATGCTAGCAACTGTGAAGGTGGTATTGCGACGAACATCATCAACAGTGTCAACCTTTAGACCCTGTAGATTTAGTGAGGCAACGCAATCCTTCTGGAAAATAAGAGCCTTAACCTGAGCGTTTCCACCTGTAAGGTTATAACGGGCTTCACCAATTTCGTTTTCACCATAATTTACAACTGGTAAGTGGTTGCTCTTTAAAATCATGCAACCCTGATACTCAAGAGAATCAGCCAGATTGTGCATACCCATTGCAAGTGGAGCACCAAGACCGCCAGCTTCAGCTACGCCACCAAAGAATGGACGGCCAGCGCCAGCATTAAGATCACCGCTTACACGGGCAACGCCAAGTGAACGAATATCTTGGAATGCGCGTGGAGTTACAACGCAATATACGCCTTCAGTTGGTGCGTTAATTTCTTGAAGGTGAACCATAAAGTCTTCAATAGACTTAAGAACTTTAAGAGCTGCTGTAGTTCTATCAGGTGCGCCTGAGCCGCTATTGCCTAGGTGGTCAAAAGCATCGTCGCTAAATAGTGCCTGATTTGGTACAGTAAGACCAGTTCGTGGATCAGAAGCTAGTAAAGACTCTGCACCAGCACGGGCAATGTAAGCAGCAATCTGCTTATCACGGGTGTTGGCAAGAGTTAAACCGGCCTGACGAGCTAGCTCAGCGCGGAATTCCCACTGAGTTAGAAGCTGGTCAACATTATCAATTTCAAAGTGAGCGGCCATTGGACGCTTATCAAGTTTAATTGAGAAAGTTGTTGAAGCTGAAGAACCGCCTGCGAGTTCTTCACCAGCGTTCCAAGCGGCCTTGAGAGCGACTGTGCCAGTTACTGGGAATTCTGCGGTAGTGCCTGAAGCAATGGTCTTTGGCATAACCATGTTTTCAAACATGTTATAGCGGTCGTAAGCGTGAATAACTTCACCGCTCCAGATTGGTAACCAAAGTTTGTTTGCACCAGCTGCGCCACCTGAAGTAGCGGCTGTTGTTGATGTGCGGTAAACCATGTTATTGTCGCCTAAATTGTCAAATGGCATTTTATTACTCCTTAGAGTTAGTGTTTTAAATCAAATAAAAAGTTACGAGGATTGACTTAGCCAACTTACTGATTTTTCCACTAGGAGTCTTTGGGTTGGTGATTAGTCCTTGCTTCATATCCAGCCTAACGGGGGACTGTTGCAAGTATTCATCAATGTCAGAAAGGTAAACTACGGAAATCAGTTCTAGCCATGCGTGATTCTACAGCAGCCCGGAACTTAGGGTCCGTGTTAAAACGGCTGTTGTTTCTGTCCGCATAGAATTCCCGTTTAGTCTGATAGCCAGCAGTTGCCTGCTGTGTACTACCGACTGGAACCTGTCTACCTTTAGTTGGTTCCTTTTGCTTGGCTGAGTTGCCAGTAGACTTCTCATACTTTGAGGATAAACCCATAAGAGCTACATCCCACGATGGGGTAGCAAGAGCAGCATTTAAGCTCTTAATTTCTTGAGGGTTCATAGTCTGGCTAGCCCAGCCAAATAGTTCGGCAAGTCTTTCACGACCTCCGATAAGTTCAGCAGCTTTGCCGAAAGCTAGTTGAAGCTTTGCCTGCTGACCTTGCATGTATTCTTGAATTGCAAAGTCAGGCAGCTTTGTCTTCTGACGAATCTCATTCATTGTCTCATCGCTGAGAGCGCCCTTAACAGATACTTCAATTGACCACTTATCCCAATCTTCCTTAGTGATAGGCGCAACTTCAGGAGCAGACTGTTCCTTAGGAGCTTCAGCCTTATCAGGAATTCTTAGTTCCTCTTTAATTGGCGGTACACTAGGTTTCTCTGGGGTAGGTGTGGGTTTATACTGAGGGTTATCAGTTGTATCGTTGTACTTCTTTTTAAGATCAGCGATCTCTTGACGGCTCTGAGTATATGCTTTCTGCGCGTTTCTTAGACTGTCAAACCAGCTACCAATGTCCTTAAAGTTTTCAGGTACTGCGATACCATTACTTTGGACATAAGTTTCAAACGCCTTCCGTTCTTTTGCTGCATTAACTTCATCAGGTGATGCAACAAGAGATTGTTCTGATTGTTGAATAGCAGAGTCCACAGCGCTAGTCTCTGGAGTGTTCTGATATTCAAACTCTGGAGTCTCTTGTACATTGTCGTTCATTTTATTTACTTACCTTTCTTAGTAGTTTTTGTTATTGCCTTAGGACATGCCCTAGGCTGAGCATCTTTACCAGTTAATCTGGTGGTTGTTCCACAATTACATTTGAATTTGGATTTCATTTCCAAGATACTCTCTTTCCTGATTTCTTAGCGCGTACTCCCTTAGCAGTACACATAGATTTTGTTGGTCTACACGCAGGGTAAGAACCCTTGCTGGTATCTGAACGGCCACAAGGACCACCTGTTTTACAATTGATCCATCCTTTGCCTTTGTTTCTAGAAAACCAACCATGCAAACCTTTTTCTTTTTCAAGTGAGAAGTCAGCTTTTTTCTTTTTCTTTTTAGCCATTACTTCTTCCTTTTAGATTTATTACCCCACTTGGCAGCGCCGACTTTGCGACACTTAACCATAGCACCTGAAGCATAAGCAGAGTGCTTTTTATAGCGGGACATTACTTTTTTATAGCATGCGTCTTTAGGCATTACTTTTTACACTTTCTGCCTTTAGGACAAGAAGCTTTAGAACCGCCGGGACCAGCCCATAGATTCTTGCAAGCCCAATATTTGGCTGTTAATTTATTACCAGCTTTATCACAACCGTGTCTGGCCTTAAAGCTTTTTCTAGCTTTAGCAGAATAGTTATGTCCATAACCCGTAGCACCATAGTGAATAATCTTTTCTTGGCCGTTGGCACAAGCTTTGACTACTCTTTTCTTGCCGGGATTAGGAGATTTCTGCGGTCGATTACAAGCCATTTTAGATTTATCCAATCGCTTCGCCACCTTGACCTCCTCCTAGTAATTGAGCAGGGTCAATACCAGCTTGGGCCATCAGAGCTTGGATGTTCTGACCACCTGTTTGCTGAAGATCCTGCGTTGCAGCTTGCTGAGCTACTGCACCAGCTGTGGTTACAGCGGTATTGCCAGCTTGAGCTTGCATCTGTTGCTGCATTTGCATCTGTTGCATCTGCTGTTGCTGTTGCATAATTTCTTCTTCACTCTTGACCCAGTTTCTTGGGTCAAAACCAAGGGAAGAAATCAAAGCTCTAGCATATTCGTCCCACTTAAAAGCCATGTAAGCTTGTTCAGGTAGATTACGAACCATCTCACCCATTTGCATTAAACGCTGTAGATCTGTGTCTCTTGACAAGGCTTGCAAACCAGTAATTACTTGGGTTGTAAGCATACCATTCTTATCAAAGAATTGGTTATAAAGTCTCTTGTCAATTTCCTTATTCTCTAACATAAGGAACACAGTTCTTTTTACAATTGGTTCGATCAAATCTCTGGCAATGCTAGAGAACGCACCACCAAGAACGGTTTCTAATTCAGAACCGATCATACGAACCGCTGTAGCAGTTACACGATCACCACTAGGAATGGCTGAAGATGTCATAAGGAATGACTGGGAGATTTCCCTACGCATTGCTTCAACCGCAGCTTGGCATGCACTAATTTGTGCATTCATTGTTTGGGATGGAGATAGAACAGAAAAGTCATTACCTCTCGCAGCAATGAATGAACCATTGGGCGCATCGGCAATATCATCTATCTCGGTAATTCCTGTGGGGTCGATTGCTAACCAAAATGTAGAGGAGGCTGCTAGACCTTCGATCAAAGCTTTAGTATATGATTCAAGTGTTTGAAGATCGCCTAAGATATCTTCACAGTGTGATCGACCGTAGTTTTCACCAGTGATTCCATACCAACGGAGAACAGAAAGAGGAAGAACAGCGTATTCTCCTTCTTCTATAAGATTACCTTCGCCATCTTCTTTACGAACATACCATTCGTTTTCACTATCATAATCTTTAATGTATCTGCAGTAAACAGTTTTATACCCTGTTTTCTTTTCAATACCGTATTCACTACCAAGTAAATTAACTGAATCAGAATCAATTAAATGATACTCTAAATTAATAATTTCAACAACATTTCCTTCAACATCTCTTTGAACAACGAATTGATCTAAGCGTTGAATTCTAAATGTAAAATTATCTTCCATTAAGAAGAGAACATCTCCAACAATTACAGCATGCTGCAAAGCTTGGTAAATAGTTTCTCTTAAGTTTGTTCCATTCAGTTTATTAAACACCTGATAAGAAAGAGTTTCTAAATAACTTTCTATTTCAGGCGTTGCTTCTACGCCAGACTTCAGAGCAAATTTAAAGAACGGAGTATCATTGAGCGGGAGCAGAGCGCTTAGTATGCGGCTGCTCATAGCTGTGACACCTTTGGCTGCAACAGACGAATATGGCTGTGGCAATGTCTGCTCTTCGTTCCATCCCTCAGGTGGTAACACTGAAGGGACGGTGAGACTGGCGCAGACTCTTGCACGGTTTAGTTTAGCTTGTCTACCACTGTGTAGAATTCTAAACCTATCAGCAATTGTCTGTTCCATAAGTTACTCCTTATTCTGGTCGTTCATCTAAACCTTGATATAGCGAATTATAAAAGTCAAAAGCATCTTCATCTTCACCCTCTCCACCATCTTCTTGTTCTGCGCCGCTAGTTTGTGCGGCAGCTTCTTGTTGAAGCTTGCTTTCAGCTTCTTCTACAGATTCAATCCTAGCTTTTTCAGCATCAGCTGCTTTTTGGGCTTCTTGTCTTGCTCGTTCTTCTTGTTTTCTTAGTTGCTCTTCATAAAAAGTGCGCTGTTCTTTTTCTTTTCTGTCATTATATTCGCGTTGCTCTTGAAGCATTGTCCGATACTCGGATTGTGTCATACCGCCACTAATTGAAGGTGATCCACCCATGACTTACCTCTCTTTCTGTTGTTGTTTTAGAATTAGTTTAAGCTTCTCTACTACAGATATTTGTCCAGCTCTATAGGCAGAAGCTCTGACAAATGCATCTACAGATAAATCAGGATCGTACTCAAAAGGTTGGTAAATTTTTTCAAGCTTCTCTATCAACTCGGGGTCTATTCTTGGAAACTCTTTCGATGTCATTTACTTTGTCCTTTAGTTTCTTGAGTTCTTCCTGCATTATTTCAGTTTTCTTAAACACCTCAGTAAAGACTAGGGCTAGCTCTGCGTTAGACAGAGCAGCCCCAATCTTAATCTTTGTAATAATAGTATTTAACATTGTATCCATCGTGTTCTCCTTATACTAATTCACAACCATTGGCAGTACATGCCATTGAGTGTGATGACTTAGTTGTATCTTCTTTTTCATATTGTGATAGCTTGCTGAAATTAAAGTCAAGCTTGGGATGTAGGTTGTATGTTCTTACATCAATTTCTTCAAACGGAGCCTGAGCATAGATGTGGTCAGACTTAGGTAAGAAGGCGATGCCAGAGATAGAATCAAAGTTATCCCAAACCCATTGACCTACGCTAATGAATTCATCATCAGAGTAGTTAACAGTAATGCTAGGTTTGTGATTGCAGTAATGATCCTGATAGGCTTTCCAGAGTTTAAGATGCTCAAGAGCTGTAAGATCTTTCTGTGTAAGAGATCCTTGTGGGGCTTTCTGAGCAAAGGTAAACACGGCAGTACTATCTGGATTCATTACGCAATCCTCCACATGAAGGCCACTAGATTCCATTAGATGGTATAGGGGATCCTTCTTATCAATACGCACTCTTCTAAAATAGAAATCAGCGTACCGTGGGTGAAGACCACTAGAAGCATCAGCCAAACAAGAGGTTGTTCCTTCTGGCTTAATACATGTAATTGATTTGCTAGGAGAAATGTTAAGCATATCGGCCCATTTAAGGTTGGTAATAGTTGCGAGATCCCGCAGTTTTTCCAACGCATGAGCTAGCTTTGCATACCCCAACTGACCACTGGTTAGTTTGTTATCAAAGATACCAGTCATCGAAACACCGAGCAATCTTTCTTCTTCTGAATTTTTAGCAAAATCATAAGAGAGATAAGGGAAGTGGGTAAACATGCTTTGAATTGTACCAATGATAGTGGCTTGCTCAATCTTACGCTCTAGATCCATAAGTGTATCTGTGGCTTTAACAACAATAGTAGACAGGTTACAAAACTGATTAGGTTTGAGAATAATCTCAGAGCATGGGTTAGTTCCATAGTCTGCCTGTTCTCTACCAGACTTTTTGGCAATAGCGTTCATGGCTTCACGGTTGCAAATGCCGCGCTCTCCTGAGTGGGAGTTATACAATGAAGTCCATTCTTCTAGAAACTGGCCTAGGGATGGCTTGCATGTATAGATGGCTGAGTTGTTGGCAAGAGCGCGGTGGCCTGAGGTTTCCCACCAAGCACCACTCTTGCAAGTAGCCATCTCTCTATCCGAAAGATCACTGAGTGAGATCATTGCTGAGCGGCGTACACCACCTACAATAACCGACTGAGCAATCTTGCAGCAGATATCGTGACACTCTAGGGCAGTTAGCCTACGGCCTTGAGCCTTGTAGAATGTTTGGACTACAAACCGCATGACTTCTTCTAGGGGAGCGGGACCGCTAGCACGACCGCCAAAGGTCTTTAGACGGGTTCCCGAAGGGCGTATCATACTGATGTCCCACTTGGGGTGGATGCCTTCATAAAGGCTCTGCATGAGGTTCTTAAGTGCGTCACACCAACCTTCACGCGAGTCTTCAACTACAAAGATTGAATTAAAATCCTTTGTGATATTCTTGGGAACAACGGGTAGCTGCTCTACACAGCGCCGTTCCACACTGTAGCCTACACCCGTACCACACATGAGAATATACATAAGCTCAGCAAACGACTTATGGCTTGTAATCTCAAGATAGCTGCAGTTGTATAGAGCAGTGTGATCCCGATCCAAAGCTGGGCCTGCGGTCATTAAACCACGCATGCTTGGAAGGACTTCTAGATTTAGAATAGCATCACGGATATCTGGCCGTGTAGCTAGCTGTGGAGTTTTGTTAACAAAGTAATTCCACCAGCGATCCACAGTTTCATCCCAAGTTTCCCGGCGATTAAGCTCGGGAATCCAGCGGGAATATCTTGATATAGCAATAAACTTCTGAAATGTATTCATCTTACTCTCCTGTTGAACCAAAACCACCAGTACCTCGGGCGGTGTTATCAAGCGAATCTACACGGACAATCTTGGGTTGAACAACTGGCATAATTAGCAGCTGAGCAATCCGATCCCCTGCCATTATTTTAACAGGATAAGTATTGGTGTTAGTTAGCAGTGCCATAATTTCTCCACGGTAGTCAGCGTCGATGACACCAACCGCGTTAGAAACAGAGATACCCTTAGCGCCCATGCTAGAACGCCCAATTAATAGACCAACATGGCCCTTGGGGATAGCGATATAAAGACCTAGGGGAACCTTAGTTCGCTCATGTGGTTGCATTACAAAGTCCTTACATGCCTTGACATCCATCCCTGCTGAATCTGGGGTAGCGTAAAACGGGGCATAGTCCCCCACATAGTTCAGGGTAGATTCTACATAGTTAAAGCTATGGGCTGTAAGGGTTGTAGGATTATTAAAAGTATTAGAATTACAATCGTAGGTATTATTCATTAGTGTTCTCCTTGGTTTATGTATCAGTAGCTCCAACTATCAGTAAGCATACACAGAGATAGTTGAATCTTGTTTATTATATTCCCCATTCCGTAGGATTCTAACGCAAATAGCCTGCGATAAAGCGTAGTCTAGCGTATATTTATTACCGTCCTTGTCAGTTTTCTGCTCATAAGTAGCTAAAACTAGGGGCTTCCAGTTCTGTGGTGGAGTGCTGTCCAGTAGGGCAGCGGCTTTCTTTGGCCCCAGTTTCCATACACCGGGTACATTATCGGTAGAATCCCCGGTCAACCACTGGGTATAGAAGTTACGGTCAGCCGTTAGTTCGTCTACTAGGGTAGGCTCTAGTTCCTTGTCGGGGTTCCAATGCCAGCCCGGTACAGTCCGTAGATCCTTGTCTATGGTTACGGCTATAGCCTTGCCCCCGGAAACCATCATACCCATTAGATCGTCCGCCTCAAGCCTTGGGACGGTGATAGGTATTCCAAGGGTACGGAGGTATTCCTCGGCCTCTGGGAGGGCTTCTGGCGTATGCTTCTTGACATCCCGGTGGGCCTTGTACTCAGGCCAGTAGTCCCTACGAAAGTTATCAGACCGTGAGCAAGACAAAGCAATGTATACCTTTTCTACCCCCGGCGGTGTCCACAAAGTAATGTCATGGTTTAGACGCTCTTCCAGATAATCAATGCCTTCTGTTTCTACAAAGAAGGCAGCTCTATAAGCAAGGATATCCCCATCTAGTACAGCAATCTTAGGTCGTTCCATCTTCTTCCTCCTCTGGAAACATCTTAGTTAGTTCATCCAACACCTGTTCTTCTAGGCGTTCAATACACACGGGTCTGTCGTATCTGGTAGCAAGACAAAGCTCACACTCACATAGTGGCTCAAGCATCTTGTTATACATACAGTCAACTATAATAGGAAAGTTATCCTTGATCTTGGTTGCCAGTGCTTTTTCAGTACCAGTGTTTCTAATAATGAAATCATACATGGTAACATAATCCTTATCAGCTTCTTCTGACTTATTAGCCATCTCTTCTGATTCGTGGTTACGCCACTCAGCATCTTGCTCAATAATCTGACGGTTGCCGTGAGTAATAAGAATACGGAAAGCATTAAACCGTGGTGCTAGATTAATTTCGTTTAGGTATCTGCAGTCATCTGCAATGATAACACGCTCAGGTACATCGTCGTTTTCTTCTTGCTGAATCTTGTAAGCTGATTCAATGAACTTGCTTACCCAGTAATCGGGGTTTTCACGACGGCGATCTGAGCCAAGCTTCTGACATAGCTTACGATATTCTTCTGGTTGTTTTTCTTTTGTAATACCCATAGTTTCAACTTCAGACTTAAGGGCTGCAGCAAACGGAAGCATTACTGGTTTATACCCAGCCTTGTAGAATAGCTCAGCAAACAGCTTGGCCGCTGTTGTCTTGCCCACTCTTGCTTTTCCTGACAATAGTAGCATTAGCATTAGTTACCTCCTTTAGTAACAGATGTGGTTCAATAATATTCATAGGAATAGAATATCCGTTATCCCTCAGGATATCAGCGGTAACTTTTCCACAAGTATGGGGTACAGGTTTATTAAAGTAGCGCCCAATCAAATGCCAAAACACACAGCTCTTGATTGTTTCAGTGCGCCAAATAGTTGTATCTAATAGAGGGGAATCTTTATTAATTAACACAGTCTGGATAAACACTGGGTTGCCATACTGTTTCCTAACAATGTCTATAGGGACTATCTTAACACCTCTATAGAGTAAAGCAAAGTAAGCAATTCCCTTGTCGGGATACTCAATGTGTACATGGTTTAAACGAGAGCCTGCTAGGATATACACTAGCCAAGCAATCAACCGTGACCACTTATCTCCACTCTCTAAGTTATAATAAGCAAGCTTTGCCTTAAGTTTCATAGAATATCTTTAGCCCCAAGTATACAGCAAGGGCATGCTCGACCTTAGCACCCTCACTTTTTTCCCAACCGGGCAGCATATAAATAGCATCACACTTTAGGATTGAATTAAGATCGCGGGTCATGCAGTCTTTTAGGTGTTGCTTTGAATCCGTTGCTTGACTAGGATCAAAGCCTTCATCAAGATCCATCTGTGCTGGATTATAAATAAAACCAACAGCAGAACTCCACTTTCTACGGAGCTTTCTGTCAGCCTCCATAAAAGCATCAAAGTTGTGATTAGGGTAGCCCCGCATAGGGCCAGCAATATAAATATCTAGTTGTTGCATAAAGCTCCTTTCAATAGCTCCGGGGGGAATCGAACCCCCACGCCGTAAAGCGGCAGATTTTAAGTCCGCTGCGTCTGCCTGTTCCGCCACGGAGCCGTCCATCAGTGAGTCTCCGACCAGTTAGTACCGATCTTATACTCAGCTGCAATGGGAATACTGATACCTAGACGAACACCAGCATCAGTAGCACACTCTGTTACAAGCTTGCCAATGTTGTCTGCATGCTCTGGACATACAGCATACTGTAGTTCGTCATGTACATACGCCATTTGATAAGCTTTACCTTTGTATAGCTTTTTTAGTTTAGCGTCAGCAAGTACCATCCAATACTTACTTACAATAGCACCGCTACCTTGTAGCAGTGTGTTAAGGGCAGCATGTTCTGACCTAACAGGAACCTTACGCCCATCGGGTAAGGTTACAGTACCAAACTTCAATGCGTTATATCTAACTTCCTCTTGTACTTTAGCAAGTGCGGGAATCTCTTTTTGGAATTTATTCCGTAGCCTAGCGGCCTGATTCACACTGCAGTTAAGAACAAGGGAAATCTTTTTATCACCCGCTCCATAGAGATAAGCATAGATGAATGATTTGGCAAGTGCTCTTGATTCAATGCCTGCAGCTTTCTGATTGTAAGTATGAATATCACCGTTAAGCAATACATCGGCATACTTGCCTTTGTCATACTTGTGCATAAAGTGTGCAAGCATTCTGAGTTCAAGACCTGATAGGTCAGAACCTAGCTGTACAAAACCGTCATATGGAATCCACAATTCTCTTGCACGGTGGTCGCCACTCACTTGTGCAATATTGGGTTCGCTGTGGGTGCATCTACCAGTAGCAGCACCCTGAGCATTTATGTAACCATGAATACGCTTGTCGCGTGAACATGTTGCTCTAGCATTCCAATCTTCTACCATACCCATAAGCTTTACGAGATCAAAATACTTTACCAGCTCTTTAGCTTCTGGGTAATCTAGAGTCGATAGCACAGACTCATCAACCTTTGGGTTACCCTTCTCAGTTTCAGGTGGAACCCAACCATACTTTTCAGTGAGTCGCTGTGCAATCTGTTTACGAGAACCGGGATTGAAGGTTTCAATCTTTGGCTTGAGATCCTTACCAGTCTTCTCAGACTTGCGGTAATGAATCTTATCGGGGAAGATTGTCCTCATCCTATCCTCCAACTCAGCCTTCTCTTGTAGTAGAGAGAAGTAAAGCTCTTCCCCTTTATCGTAGTCATAGCCAAAACCACGGTCAGTCTGCTCCATTAGAATCTCAGATACCAAGTGCTCAAACTTGAAGACCTTAAGATTGTTCTTAGCAAACTCGCGTTGATGCTTGTAGATATCGCAACCAAGCTTTACATCTTGGATACAATACTCAAGCATCTCTTGTGAGAAATTAGACCAGCCTCCATCATAGTCAATCTTGTGATTGCCTAGGTGTTTACCCCAGCACTCTAGAGAGTTGCCGCCTAAGGGGTGATTGTTACGGTCTGGATACATAATCCTTGACACAACCAGTGTATCGAAGTACCCGTGCTTGGGTCGCTTAAGGTTTCCCAGAAGTCTTCTGATTACAGGGATGTCAAAGGATAGTATATTATGACCAATGAGGATGTCGGCTGTGTTTAGGCAGTCAACCAGTTGGTGCATGTTAGACTGAGTGAAAGTCTTGACATCACCAGTGTCTGCGTTGATAACAACAGCGCACCAGATTCGTGAGACTTCCTTAGCTGGCCCCTTGTTAGTCATGGTAACCTCGCCAAGTCCATCAGCTTCAATGTCAAGCACTAGTCTAATCATATTATACCTCCGTGGTTACTGGTTCAAACACTAGCTCTCCATCGTCATTGGAAGCAAACCCTATCTCTGAGAGTCTGCCTGTATTGTGATCGTAGTATAGCGCAGTTGCAATCCCGGCTCTACCTGTCAATCTATTCTTAAGAACACGAACGATTGTTGTATTAGCTACACGCTCATCTGAGTTCTGTCGATCACGCTCAAGGGCAACAACTGTGTTGGGAACACTAGCTAGAGCACCTGAGCCTCTTAGATCTTGCAAGGTAATACGATCACCTTCTTCATAAGCCTTGTCAGTTTTCTTGAGCTGAGATACAATATCAATATGTACACCAGTTCTAACTGCAAGTGCTCTGAGTTCTTTCATAAGGTTGTCAATGATGATACGCTCCGAGTTACCACCGTCAACATCCTTATCACTCATTCCCATAAGACCCGCAGCAGCTGCTGTAATATGGTCAAGAATAATTACATCAACCTTAAGTGACACAGCCATGTATTCCATTCTAGCAAGTAGATTGGACATTGCGTTGTTACCTAGGTGGTCGTAGATATAAAAGTTTGTCTTGCCAAGGTGTGTCTTGGCATTATGATATTCTGTATCAGAAAGATTATCAAGGATTGTCATGTTAATTGGGTTCTTACCAAGCTTAACACGCAGCTCATTCATCATGCGAGATGCACGAATAGCACGAACTGGCTTGTTAATAATCAATGAGATCATATCATCCATTGTTTCTTGTGGGGATTCTTCCAACATGATAGCACCGACTGAACGACCTTCGTCAAGGTGGTGCATCATTAGCTCACGCAAGATAGTAGACTTGCCTGAGCCTGTACCTGAAGCCCACAAAGTAATCTCACCCGAACGCTGTCCAATCAAGTACTCAGATAATGTATCAAACGGAAATGGATAAACATGAACAGAATCCAGTTCTTCCATTGTGTTGATAATCTGAGACACATGCAGAATCTCGTCGGGTGAATAAGGTTGCGCTTCCCATAAGGCGGTAACAACAGCCTTGCCGTGGTTGTTAGCTAGACACTCATTAGCATCTTTGAAAGGCAACTTAGCAATCTTACACTTACCGGGTGGCAGGATTTCAGCAACTTCAAGGGCTGCTTTTTGACCGGGATCATCCATGTCAAAACACAAGACAATCTCATTGTATGAATTAACAAACTCAAGATTATCTTTGATAGACTTG